ATCAGCTCTTCAACCTTACGGAGATCGTAAAGGTCTGGCATAGCCTGAGCGCGTTGCTCGATAATCTGGAGTTGGGCAAAGCGTTGGACTTCAGAGAAGATGTTTGGGTCCGATACTGGGATGACATCCATCGGACCTTCAAAGTCCGACCGACGAACCATAAGCTCGCCCGTTTCGTCGAATACTTCGTCTTCTTCCAAATACGTCTTGTTTAGACGATGAAGAATCTTAAGTGTCCGGCCCATAGCATCGTGGAGACGGGCGTGAATGGCGTTAAATACCACCATGCCCTGCTCGATAAGAGCCAGTGTTGTGCCAACCGGAAGGCGGTCAGGATTGTCCGAGATGTCCTCAAATGTCGTGCGGACCACACCTTTTGCAGCATCAACGAGGAAACCCATAAGGGTAAAGAGAGTCTGTGACGGGCCGGGGAACGGCAGCGGCATAAACGTCTTGCGGATGTCGTCGTTGTTTGGGGTGCCTTCGACTTCCAAAACCTGCGTTGGCTGGACATTGAGGCTTTGACCGCCGCGTGATCCACCCTTAAGCTTTAGACCAGTCTGTGCGTTCTGGATGTGGGCGCTATCCATAAGAGCGCGTAATGAACCCGTAATGGCAGCTGATAAGCCACCAATCATATGGATAATGCCGATCGGATATGCACCGCGCCAAGGAACAAATGGATACTCGACGATCCAGTCAAGCGCTACCTTGCGCGGGTCTTCTTCGTCCCAGTTGCGGTAGATGGCAAGGATTTCTTTGCTAACTTCGTCGATTGTGACGATGTACGGCGCAATTTCGCCTTTGGTCTGGTCGTCTTCCGAGATTTCGCACTCAACATAGATTTCAAAGATTGTACGAAGACCGTCATCATCGTAATAATCGTACTGCTCACGGCCCTCAATCTTGTCATTTGCCTTTTCTGCCCGTGTCTGTTCTGGGGTTGATGCTGGAATAAGATCAATGTCACGGTAGAGGCCAGACTTTACACGCCGATCAAACTCAAGCTGGGTGACGGCTTGGCGATGCGTTTTACGGTCGGAGGTATAAAAAGAGGTCGCCGCATAAGGCAAATACATATCATCAATGGTAATGAGATACGGCTTTGGGCGCTTTAGGCGGCGATCCCAAGTCAATTTAAGGTATTGTGCGCCACCAAGTGGGACTTGAGTAAGCAGCTGCTCAAGCTCATTACGAAACTCAGGCATCTGTTCCGTAACCTGCCAATTCATATAACGGCTTTTGCGCTTTGCCTTTTCAGCTTTTTCAACCGTTGGTTCGCCAATAATCTGTTCTTTGATTGGACCAGAGTCTGGACCAGTCCTTGGAAACAGCTCTTTAATGGCTCGGGCAGCAAAGTCGATGGAGACTTCCGTCAGGATTGGATGGACAACCTTGGAGGCGCCTTGGAATTGCGCTCCACCGGGGGCATCGTTGCCTAATCCTGTACGTTTTAGCCCTTCTTCGTATTGTTTATCACGAAGGCTACGAGCTTCTTTATCTCTTGAGATAGCATCAAGTAGATCGTTTGCAAGCTCTGATAGGCTAGATTCATCAATTTCTTCAGCAAGGTTTGCATAAAACTCAGGATTTTCATCTACTTCACTTTCATCATCAAGCGTGACAATGGCACCACCGTCTTCGGTGTCTTGCACATCATGCTTATCAATTTCAATGTCGATGAACTCACCGCCCTGTGGCTCGTCCATGTCAAGATCATTTTCCATTTACTTCTCGCATCCGGTTTAGGGGGCTAATCATGCCACCCTTTGCTGCCGTTTTGTAATAGGTTGCTTCGGGGCCGTAACCGTAGCGCAAAGGATTGATTGGTGCGCCAACATAAGTCCTTCCAAAATTGGAAGCAAGTGTAAATGGCGGTTTGGTTAACGTAATTGGCGCTGCAACAGGGGTTGGTGCAAGAGAAGCCATTTGATTAGTTACAGCCGGAATAGTGTTTATCCCTCCCCCACCACTTTTGGGTGGAGGTTGATACCCGGGCTGCATTGATTGCCCGTTTAATTCTGGATTACTGTTATATCCAGCATTGTTATTGATGGCGTTATAGGCAGGGGTTCCAAGGCCAACAAACTTAGGCCCAAACAAATCTTGTATAAAATTATCAAATTGTCCCCCTAAAGTTACATTTCCATTGGCATCAACGACTTGAGGAGCGCGTTGGCCTAACGCCATGTCAGCAACGGAATTGGTAGGACCGGGGGCTGGCTGGCCAGTAATTTCTGCAATCTTATTATTGTAAGCAGCGATAAGACGCGGGTCTTCCACACTTTCCACTGGCATGGCCCGAAATTGATCTTGGGTTAAACCACTGTAATTTTGGGTGTATGGAGTTGATGTTTGGTTTGCTACTGTTGCTGGTGTGCTGGGAAATAGTGTTCCACCGTCTGTTGGACCGCCAACTAATCCAGATAGAGTATTTACAATGCCAATTCCGGGGACAAATCCTACAGCTGCATTAGTTATGTTTTTGGGAGCCTCATCCACAATAGATTTGACAGCCGTCTCAAATAAGGACGACGGAGCTGGCGGGGTGACTACAGATGCCTTGAGCTGCTCATTCATGTCTTCAGGTCTAGCTGGAGGCAATGGGACATTGGCAAGGGATGCCAATGTCTGGGCAGCGGTCGGGGCTTCTTGGTTAAGATCGGCTGGCCGAGCTGGAGGCAACGGGACATTACCCGGCAACGGGGTAATGGTGGGCGGGTTGTCTTCAGCTTTGGCTGGGGTAACAACCGAATCCAAGATTTTAGCCATAATATTGTTGTCTAATGGTGACGGTTGACCACTCGCTGCTGCCATCAAAGTATCATAACCAGATCGGCCCTGTTGCTGAGCAGCCTCGTTCATGGCTTGCTCTGCGGTTTTGTATCCCATGATAGAGCTTGGACCCATACCTGCAAGCGCTGCTTCTCCGGGAGAAACCATTGCCTGTCCAGTGCCAAGTTCACGGGCAAAAGATGGAAACGACCTGTTTTCAGAAAAATCTACTTGTGAGTACTCTGGTCCCAAATTTTCTGGACGAGCTTGTGGCATTGGTGTTCCGGGGGCAAGGATTCCACCCATAGCTGCAAGGTCCGCTGCCATCTGTGGAGATGGAATACCACCCATCTCATCAAGAGCTTGGCCAGCAATTTGAGCTGAATTGGCGCCGGAAAGAAATTCGTTACTCAATCCACTGGAGGTTGGGTATCCTGTAAATACACCCGTTGGGACAATGCTGCCCGGGAAAGCTGCCGTCGTGAAACTTGTAAGCCCCGGAGGTTGACCCAGCTCAGCTTCATTGGTTGCATTTTGAAGGGAGCCAGTTGCTGTAGGCTCACCACGGGAATTATACTCTTTTGGGGTTTCAGCATATCCGGGGGAGCTTTCAAGGCCGGGGACGATTGGGGCTGAGTAAAGATTCTCACGATCTCCACTGGTATCGCGGCCACCACCATCTCCACCGCCGCCACCAAAGGCTGCGATATTCCATAAGGAGTATTTGCTTATCATATGACAGACTCCTTCAGGACGCGCTTGTTCCCATAATGCCGGACGTATTTGATTATCTTACCCCAATGTCCAAGTTCAATCAAACGATCCCGCATTTTGGAGGTAATTTCTCTGGCATGGCCATGGGGGGCGATGACATCAACGAGGACGACGTTGGGTCCGCTGTTAAAATCTTTCCTCGTCAACTTGGCTGATCCGGTCAGGAATTTATCCAAAGCCTCGTTGCTAAGGAATCCAAATGTTCCAAACCCGACAATTTTGTCACCTTCACGCGCAATGATGCACTGCCCAAGGTCGAGGGGTGGCATGATGATATTAAAGATATCCTCTACATACCAACGCTTGTGGACTTTAGAGAAGTGCATTAAGGAAAGGATATCTTCAATCATTTGCTGCCGTGAGCCATGCGTTGAGCCATGTAGCGGTCAAAATCCAATCCCCGCTTATGGAACTCTTCTTTGATTTTGGCAATAAGTGCGTCAGGGGTTGGCTCAACGACATGACCACCATGTGCCATATTGAGCTGTCCACTCATGGCTAGGGGGGATGTAGCCATTACGGGTGAACCGGAAACCAGACCACCAGCTTGCATCAGATTCCCAATCTGGGATTGAGTATCCTTAACATTGGATTGGTTTGCCCAATCAATGGCTCCACCATCAATGAAATCAGATTGCATAGGGATTTATCACTTCTGCTGGAGGTCGGTAATCAATTTCGGGTTGCTCAGTTACGGATATATTAGCATTATCTGCCATCCACCGTAAAGCCTGAGTCGTGGAATCCACATAGTCATCGTGCCTAATGGACCCTTCTCCTCGGAATGAGCATAACTGAGAGATCATCTCATCTGTCCAAGTCGCAGGTACACCCGGCATTTTCTTGGATTCAACCACATAGACTAGGCCTGAAGCAAAGAAATGCGAGACGGCGTGAAGACGCTGGAGCTTAGATGCCTTTCCGGGATTATAACCAAATGGAAAAATTCCCTCTCGATAAAGCGTTTGCCGAAGGGATATACCGGAACCTTTGTCTTCGATGATAAGATGATCTGGCTTTTTGCCAAGATTGTACGGCTTCCTTGAACCAAACTGGGGCTTGATAACGGCATTAAACTCTTCATCTCCCCACCTGACAGTCATCTCTTTCTTAGCTCGATCAACGAGGTCAGGGAACCCCAGATAATCACTCCAGCAGTCCAGAAGAAGAAAACCAACCATACCATCATGGTCAAAATAACCCCAAACAGTACACGCTGTAGGATCGGGATCACCGTTCTTCTTGTTCGTAGTTTTCTCAGTAAAAGCTGTATCAAGGGACACCACAATCATCTGGAAAGGAGGCAACGGCTGGGTACGGGGCCAAATACTGAACCAATCCCTCTTAATAATCCCACCCTCTTCAGAGTCAAGCAGCTCCCCCATCAACTCCTGTCTGCCGATCTTCGTACCATTATATTGCGACAGATTCTCAAAAAAATTGGCTGGCAGGTTCTTTTCATTGTCAAAAGTGCTGCCTCGTATTAGAATAGTGTTCTGCAAATTAACGATCCGCCGAACATGAGCCACTGGCCTCGGCGTCGTCGTCCACACCGTCTGGGGATTATCACCAAGGCGCATACCGAACTGAAGCATATCCCACACTTCGTCGCCATTTTCCCAAGCCGCAAGCTCATCCCCCCAAGCCCAATGGTGCTGTGGACCACGCAGACGATCCGGCTCACTGGCCGAAAACCCTTGCATTGTTGATCCATTCTTCAACCGTATCTTCAGCTCACTCTTATTATAGCTCTCAATAATAGAGTCAGGCATCTGAGCCAATAAACCCGCTGGCCCCTCAATACACACAGACTGGGCATCATACCGGGTAGGAGCAATAATAGCCCCATACGACTTAGGATTCTGCCACGCTTGCCACCAAGCCCAAGCAGCTCCCATCCTCGTCTTACCAAACCCACGGCCAGCCAAAGCTCCACAGTAAGACCAGTCCGTAGTCTCCGGTATTACCTGATTAGGCCTAGCTATTTGCAACCATTTGAGCCTAGCCAATACAGCCTCTTGGTTGATTGGGTCGAGGTGTGCGATATTATTGCTAATGGTTTCAATGGCTTGCATAAATCATAACTTTGAAAACGGGTGGATGGGGGGTATAAAAATTCTCGGAGGATCCCGATGGGGGGTGCCACCCCGATGGACGCCACGTCCTATCCAGAGATGACGCCACGTCCACTTTTAGAGACTGCCCGCTTCGAGCAATGTCGGTTCCCGCGTCACGTCGATGGCCTCTCTTGTCCTTGCCAGCTCAGCCAATGCCTTGAGAGCCTGACCGATATCTGTTTGTATTTGCAGGGGATTTTCCTTGTCGCCCTTCATCTCGATAGATGACAGCCTCGGATGGACGTATGGTGCAGCGGCGATGGCGCACTGTATCCTATCAGACATTTTGGCTTCTTTGAGGTGCATGATGGTCATCAAGAACGCAAGCGGAGTAGCCTCTGGTCCTGACCCGATCGCATCCATCACCTCGTTTACCTTGAATTTCCTCATACTACGGTCAGAAGTACCCGCTTTTCTACCCGCTCCTACCCTTCTCCCACCCCTCGCCATGCCTAACCCCTTGATGTAGCCTTTTGCTCGTTTTGATTATAATCAATTCGGAATGATTGTCCACTGTCTGGACCGATCCCCTCCTGATGGCCTATCCTATCCCCTCCAGAGCCTCCCTGAGCTTGTCTATTCCCTTCCCCTATACCTAGAGCATGACAACAAGCAGCAGCCTTCTGCGGCCCTTTATTTTGACCACCTCTTGATCTCCTGATCATGTCTTGATGACTGCCCCTCCGGGCTTTTCTGTAGCAGGTAAAAGCCCCGGCGTTTGCCCCTGTTTTGTCCTAACCTTGCCCAGCGTCTGAGCTTCTAGGAAGCGCAGTCTCCGTGGCCCTCGCCTACCAGCTTTCCCCTACCCATCAAGAGCAGGTGATTTGCGGCATTAGCGCAGCGATTGCGCTCGATTTGTCCGCTGACCTACCGGAAACCGAATCAGCTAAACCATTGAGAACACTATACGAAAAAAACCGCTTGACTACAAGACGGACGTAACGTCCTAGTATTCCAGAGGACGCACCGTCCTAGGCTGTTTGACATCGTGAAACCTGAATACTCCTGACGACAGCGGGAATGGATTGGCTCCGGCCTTTCCCTTCTCTCGGTCGCCAGTGACCGGAAACAGGAGAAACCACCATGAACGACAGCCACCTAAGAACAAACGCAGACGGCACCGTTTGCAGCTATATCGGCGAGGACGCTACCCGCCTATTTCAAGCCAAGGTAGTGAAGCAAGGCCTCAGAGCTTGCAAGCTCGGCATGAGGCTCTCACGCAATGCCACGCCGACCACGCTTTTCAACCTGACGAAGCAGTTCACCGGAAAGAGCTACAAGCGCGGCCAATATGACCTCGCCATTGCTGACCTCGACATCTGGATAACAACGATGCTTCACGCCCTACCCATCGAAACGACAGGAGCTTAAACATGATTAAGACCTTTACCGTGACCGCCCCGAGCTACTGGGCTTCGTACTACATTAACGACGATGCCTCGGGCCTCGAAGACGACGAGATCAAGGCAGCGGATGCCTTTTTCGACTATCTCGCAAAGAACGTGCCGAACCTGAGCTGCGTTGATGCTGCTTCGGATGATTTCATTGACTACCATGACGCCTTTGATTTCTACCCTTACGGCTCGGATTGCTCGACCTATACCTTCCTTGTCGCCGAGGCCGATAT